CATAACACAGACTATGGAGAAGTTAACAGAAATCTTAGAAGATGAAAATCCTGATTTTGTATTAATATATGGAGACACAAATAGTACCTTATCCTCTTCTCTGGTTTGTTATAAACAAAAAATTCCTTTTGCCCATATAGAAGCAGGTCTAAGATGTAACGATATTAAAGTTCCGGAGGAATTGAACAGAATAGTTGCCGACTTGACGTCACAAATTCAATTCACACCTAAAGAAACAGGAGATTTCTTTACTTTTAGTAATGAAGTAGTGTGTGGTGATTTAGAATACGAATTACTTAATAGATATTACGATAAAGATATTACTTTTACGGGTCCGCCTGTTATGACAATTCATAGAAAAGAAAATCAAAATGTCGAAAGTTTTTCTAAAATTCTTTCTTTCTGTGAATCATACAATAAACCCATAGATTTTTACTTACATCACAGTACAGAATCCTTTATTAAACGTAATAACATCACTCTTCCAAAGAATATAAAAATCAAACCACCCGCAAAATATAGTGAAATGGTAGACGCGTTATCAAGTTGTAAATTTATCATTACAGACTCAGGTGGTTTAATGAAGACATGTCCATTTTTTTCTAAAAAATGTATAGTTATGAGAGATAATGTTGAATGGGGGGAAGTAGAGTCATCTGACTATGGAGTGAGATATAAGAACCTCACCAACCCTTTAGAATGGGTAGTGACCAATAAAGAAGTAAGACAGAAGGATTTTTACATGAAGAATGGAAGACCTTCTAAAATAATAATAGATAACGTAAAAAAAATATTAAATGGTACCAAGAAATAACAAGGAAAAAACACCACCAAAGGGAACGGTCAGATTTTCATTAAGTTTATCCTCAGAACAAAAAGCCGCGAAAACGGAAATATTAAAACACCCTTTTAATTTTGTTGTTGGAAAACCAGGGAGTGGTAAGACATTACTAGCGGTACAAATCGCACTAGACCAATTCTTTAAGAAACAATGTAATAAAATTATTATCACTAGACCAACAGTTTCTACAGAAGATAACGGATTTTTACCTGGTTCTGAGAGAGAAAAAATGGAACCGTGGTTAGTCCCAATTAGAAGTAATATGAGGAAGGTTTACAATAAACCCGAAAAATTAGACTCAATGGAGAAGGATGAATCTATCGAATTGGTGTCATTAGCTCACTTTAGAGGAAGGACCTTTGAGGATAGTGTTTGTATTATAGATGAGTTCCAAAATCTTACCAAGTCTCAACTATCCATGGTATTAAGTAGGTTAGGTAAGAATTCTACTATGATATTCACAGGGGATAACCAACAGATTGATCTTAAGGATAAGAACTACTCTGCAATACACGAAGTTCCAAAAATATCAACATCAAAATTCGTATATAAATCATTATTAACTGATAATCATCGTCATGAAGCAATAGACGCGGTTTTTGAGTTATTAAATGGGATGTAATTAACTTTACTTTAACAAGATTAGAAATAAATTTCATTATAATGAGAATAGGAATAAATATAGACGGTGTTTTAAGAAATTTACTAGGTAAATTAACTACGACATTTGAGAAATACTTCGATAAGGAAGTATCAGTTGAGGATATTAAAGATTACGACTTGGAAAAGTATTTTGAGTTTAATGACGAGGATAGTTTAGATAAATTATTATATGAAGATTGTTCTCTAGAAATATTTGGTTACTCTAGTGAGATAGAGGACCAAGTTGTTACTAAATTAAATAATTTTATCCGAGAAAATCTTGATAAGAATGAGATAGTTTTATTATCTAGAGAATGTGGTAGGGCTATTCCTTCTACATTATTTTTTCTTTCGAAGACTGGATGTATGGCAAAAGAAATAAAATTTGTTAGTAGCTATGAAGAAATGTGGGACCATTGTGACATATTAGTTTCCACTTTCCCAAAAGCGTTAGAAAGTAAACCAATGGATAAGAAATCCATAAAGATTAACCGACTTTATAATAAAGATATTGTCTCTGATTATAATATAGACAAGACTGTAGATTTATTCGAAGAAGGTTATATTGATAAAATAATTAATACCAAAACGGTAGAACATAAAGAATTAAATTAAAATGAGTGAGATAACACAAAAAGTAAAAAACGCAATTAAGACCCTAGAAACCAAAACGAATAAAATTTATTTTTTCTGTATGGATTCTAAAGGATCAGCAATGGCTGCTGTATCAACTATCTATGAACATGTTAAGATCCTAAGAGAATTAGGATATAATGCAATAATCCTAACAGAAAAGAATGACTATGTTAAACCAGATTGGTTAGGTGACGGATACGGAGAAATACCTCATGAAGCTGTTAGTGGAGAAAGTCAAGGAGCTTTAATAGGTCCACAAGACTTTTTAATCCTTCCGGAAATTTATGGTGGGGTTTTAGACCAACTAAAAGACGCTAATTGTGAAAAAATTATGTTTGTACAAGCTTATGATTACATATTCGAATTGATGAAACCAGGAGTTACTTGGGGACAATTTTCGGTGAGAAGATGTCTTACAACAACTAAATCTCAAGAAAGTTACGTTAGTTCCTTATTCCCTAACATTAAAACCTCAATCGTTAGTCCCACAATACCTGATTATTTTGTAAAGAATAAAGAACCAAAAAAACCTTTTATCGCAATACATTGTCGTGAGTCTAGAGAAACCGCTAATTTTATTAAAAGTTTTTACATTAAACACCCATTCCTAAAATGGATTACGTTTAGAGATATGAGAGGTTTAACTAGACCAGAGTTTGCGGAAGCATTAAGGGAATGTGCTCTTTCAGTTTGGATAGACCCTATAGCAGGATTCGGTACTTTCCCAATAGAATCTATGAAGTCGGGAACTCCAGTTGTTGGTTTGGTACCGGATTTAACACCTAATTGGTTAACCGAAAAAAATGGAATTTGGACTAACAATAAATTAACTTTAGTTGACACCGCGGCTAGTGTGATGAAAAACTGGTTGGAGGATTCTATCCCAGAAGAACTATATGAAGAAATGGAAAAGACGTCATCAGAGTTTAGTGAGTCAAAAGAAGCGGAAGAAGTAGCTTCTTTCTATAACGAACTATTTGAAGAAAGAGTAGAAGAACTAGTCTTAGCACTAAATAATCAAGAAAATAATGAGAGAGAAAAATCCCTTGAAACATCAAAAAATTAAATTGAAATGAAAGATATTACTATTATAATACCGATACACACCAACGAGAACAAAGAGTTGGAACTTTTGAACACTGCTTTAGATAGTGTGAAAGATCAACAAACACAAGCCGAAAAACTTGTAGTGGTTTGTACACCAGAACTTGAGTCCGATATAAAAGGATTAGACTTCGGAGACTTAGACTACAATATTTTGGTAAACACCACTGGGTCTTACGATTTTGCATCACAAATGAATTTTGCTGTGGAAAATTGTAGTACTGAATTTTTCTGTATTCTAGAAGTAGATGATGAATTATCTAATCTATGGATAAGAAAATCTAAAGATTATATGGAATTCTATGAGGATGTGGATATCTTCTTACCTTTAATAACTAATGTTGATTCTAAAAATAAATTCATTGGTTGGACAAATGAACCTGTCTGGGCATTGAATTTTTCTGAGGAAATTGGCGTTCTTGATTTAGATTCGTTATTAAACTACCCTAATTTTAATATTGATGGGATGGTGATGAAAGTTGATATGTTTAAGGAGATTGGAGGGTTAAAAAATAATATTAAATTAACCTTTGTTTATGAGTTTTTATTAAGGTCTGTTTTCATGGATGCTAGAATTATGACAATACCGAAAGTTGGGTATAAACATGTAAATATGAGAGTTGGTTCTCTATTCTTTAATTATAAAAATCATCCTGGTCATTTAATAGGTAAGGACGCCGGTCCTTTCTGGTTAGAAACAGCTAAAAATGAATATTTCTTCACTGAAGATAGAGAAGTGGAAGTAAAAGAAATATAGAGATGCCTAAAAGTAAGAAAAAACCTTATTTTGGTCAGGAACAGGAAGCGGCGGTTAGGGTTTTCCTAACGGCCAGTACGTATACTGAGAAACATAAGGCGTATAACGACCACTTACGAGCCCCTCTAAATAAAATGGTAGAAAGTATCATAAGAAAATATAAACTTTATCGAGATGATATGTCTTTTATTAATACACATAATGACACATTATCTTTTTTAATAACTAAATGTGATAAATTCAAACCAGAAAAAGGAAAGAAAGCTTATTCATATTTTGGAACTATCTGTAAAAACTACCTACTAGGTCAATTAATTAAAGACAGTAAAAAGACTAGGACTCTATTATCTTATGAAGATTACGCTTCGGACTTAGAAGAAAGAGATGACATGGTAGAATACCAGGGTGAAGAAACTATCGAGAAGGAAGCCTCACTAAAGAAACTAATGTCAAATATTATAGAAGAAATTACGGAAGAGCTTAAACACCCAAAACTTACAGATAATGAACGTTCTGTTGGTGAATCTTTAGTATATATGTTCGAAAATTGGGAAATCATATTTAGTGATAACAATGGGAATAACAAATTTAATAAAAACTTAGTATTACATAATATACGTGAAATGACCTCACTTACCACAAAAGAAATTAGGAATGGTATGAGAAGATATAAAAGGATATACAAATCAATACGAGATAAGTTCAGTTCAGAATATTTATAGTAAAAGAAATGATATGCCAAGACCAAAAAGAAAAAATGTTTTATTAGATAAAGAAAGTATCGAACAACTTTTACAAGAAAGTTATAACGAGACTTGTGAAAATAGATCAAAAGCTATTCACATGCTTAATAAACAATTAAGAGACGTCACTGATAACACTGATATACAACAAGTGGGAAAAGTTAATAATGAACTTCTTAGGATTGTAGATTCGTGTATTTCTAAAAAATTAGATATTGTTAAATTACAAATAAGTTTAGTAAAAAGCGACACAACTTCTGAATCTAGTCCATTATCAATCACCGATGAAGATAAACAATTAATAGAAGATATGATTAACAAATCCCAAGAAGAAAGTGAGGATGGGATAAAATTCGAAATATAAATTTATAATGTCTGGAACTCAATCGAGAAAAAACACACTAAAAAAAGTACTTAATGTACTTCAGGTGATTAATAATACTCAACCGTTAGACCTAGCTGGTCAGTTAGGGATTGACGGATTTGGTACCAGAAAAAAAGATTTAATTCCATTCCTAATGGATATTCTTTCTATGTTAGCTGGAGGTAAATCATTAGAAGACCTACTCTATAATATCTTAGGTTCCCAATTAGAAGAAATCGATAACACGGTTAGAATCCAACTACGGGATTCGCTAAAAGCAAAATGTGGAGAGGCCGTACTTAATTCGGGTTTTCCTGCTTGGATGGGAGGTGGTGGTCTAGAAATTAATTTTGTTAACATCGATATATTTGATTTGTTGAAGACTATTCAAGGTACTGGTGGCGTTGCCGGAGATTATGCTGGTAATGTTCTCGGACAGGTTGATGATTTTAATCGAAAAATTATGGAATCTGTAGATATGTTAAATAATGCAATTCCTATGGAGTACAACGGACAACAAATAATGAATGTAACATATACAGGTAGTGGATTTATTTTTGAAATTGGTGTGGATTATACTAATAAGACTGTAGAGAACTTTATTGACGACTATTTTGATGGTTTGGTCTTATTCCCGATAGACGCAATTGTTGCTGCGATAGTTAACTTACTCACTGGTATATTTGATAGGAAATCTGGTAAGTCTTTCGAAGACATAATGGAAATGCAACAGATAGATGGGACGATAAATAAGATGGCCGACGCAGATTGTGGAGAGATTGTGAACGAAGAAACAGCTTTTTATAAATTTAGTAGAGATGAATTAGAGTTATTTAGATTTAATGCAAGTAATAAATCTTCAGGAACTGTATCGTTTGATTTAGGTTGTGGGACTTTAGTAACTGAAGTATCTGATGAAGCGGTTAAAAATCTAATTAATGTTTATAAAGAGTCAGTGTCATCGGAACTTTTTATAACTAAATCAGCGAGAAAATCAGCAACTCAGGATTTAATTAATGGGGTCGCTGATTTAATGATAGGTGGAAAACTTTTTACTGTTTCCACAATCCCTGCCGACACTGATGATCAAACAATTAAAGACGATATAATAAAAATGTTATTAGACCACTTAAAGAATGTGTTCCTTAAACAAGCTTTAAGTCCACAAACATTAGTAATGTTAATCTTGGTTGGTTATGCCTTGGTTGATGATAGTGAACTACAAGACCAAGGGTCGGGACAACCTAAGAAAATAGATATTGGTCCCGAAAGATTGCAGATATTCGCTTCTTTAGGTGGTGCCATTAGAGAAATTGTTAAAATACTATACGAACTTATTGTTAAGAACTTTTTTCAAAACCTAAGTTATTTCATCCAAAGACTAATGGCTGACATTGCTCTCGGAATACTAAAAGAAAAGTTAGATATTTGGGTTCAATCAATAAAGGCTACTATGGGTAGGTTCGGTAAGGCAGTCTCAAAAACAACTAAAAGAATATTATAATGGGATGTGGAATGACATATAAACCCTCAGAATTAGGGGTTAGAACAAATAATACTCGTAGACCTCATGATCGAGAAGAAGAAGGAATAAACTTTGGAGTAGCGTTAAGCGTTCTTGAAGCTTTATTGTTTTTATGCGACCTTGACTCTATACCTACACCTCCTATACCTCCTCCAGTTACCTTATTGGGAAAACAAAGGGGTGGGCTTAGTGCTAGAAGACTAGCTGGAAATATAATGGGTAGGTTAGAAGAGACTGGGGCAAGATTAGGTCCTAGAGCGGATGGTTCGATGTCTGTTAGGGAACAAATGATAAGAATAACCGCTGAGGAGACAGTAGGAGAGATAACAAGGAACTTAAGAGTAGATGTGGGGATACCACCTGGTATTTCTATTACTGCTACTGGTGCCAACGGTGGTGGACCTGTACAAGTGTTCGGAGCAACAATGGCACCTGGTTTTGCATCCACTGCCTCAGTATAATATAAATAAAATGGATATCGAGAATAAAAGTAATAAGAAGTTGGGTACCTTAATAAAGGAATTGAGTGACAAACATACTACTGTAAAGGAGGAAATTCTTTTTTTAGTGGGGAAGTTAGATTTAATAGAAAAAGACTATAAAGAAATAATTACTGAATTAAAAAACAGATATAAAATTAACTAACAATGGGTTTTGTAAACAGAGGATTAAAGATAGATTTTTCTAGGGACCATATTTTCTACTACGCTAAAGTTGTATCAGTAGAGGACACATCAATGGGTGGTAGGATTAAAGCACGTATAATACCTGACGATAAGGATTATGAATTCGATAGTGACCTACCTTATTGTTACCCTTTAATCCCTAAATTCTTTAATGTAGTACCAAAAGTGGGTGAAGCTGTACGTATCCTCATGTATACCACTAATAAATATAAAACTGACATTAATAGGGCTTACATAGGACCTGTTATTGGTCAACCACAGAACCTACTTAAAGATACGAAACTAAACTCAATGGTTGTTGGTTCTGATGTTGGGTACGGAGAACCAGAAGAGGCCCCTGAATTCGGCGCAGCTGTTGGTATTTACCCTAACGTACAAGATGTTGCAATACAAGGTAGAGATAATTCAGATATTATATTAAATAAGCGGGAAGTTAATCTTAGGGCTGGAAAATTCAAAGACAATAATCCTTTAGTATTAAATAATGTACAACAACCACGTATACAGTTAAAATCGGTAAATGATGAAACTAGTAGTGCTTCTATTATCGCTACGAAGATAAACCTCGTTTCATATGAAGGTAAAACAGGGATTTCATTTGATAAGTTGGATGGAAAAGGTCTAAATCATGGAATTAAGAGTGGTGTCCCGAGTAATTTATTAGAAACCTACTTAGATACCGTAACGGAACCACTTATTTATGGAAATCTGCTCGTTGATTTTTTAACTCTAATTAAAGATTATATAACTAATCATGAACATAAAGATGGTGAGGGAAAACCTATCTCAGGTACGGGTAGTCTAAAAAAAATACAATCGTATAACTTAGAGAACTTAAAAAGTGAAAACATTAGAATTAATTAGGTATTTATAGTAAAAGAAATCATGGGAGTATATAGAACATATTTTACCGAGAGTAATACGATAGTGAAAGGATTTTCTACTGGGTCAACAGAAGCGATATCTAATTTCGCACTTAATCCTGTAACAGAACTATTCTATGGAGCTGGAACCGGAACTACAGTGGAACAAACAAACTTTAGTAGAAATATTTTCAAATTCGATCTTTCTGGAATAGAAACAAGAATTTTAGATAAAAGAATAACCCTTAGTGGTTTCAGTGCGTCTAGTGGATTACAAAATAAAGCAGTTCATAAATTAAAAATGACTAACACTATTTTTAATAACGATGCTTTATTAGGAAAAGACACTCTATTTAACGCAGCTACTAGAGCTAATTCTTTTGACTTGGTGGCTTTCAAAATGGGTCAGGACTGGGATGCTGGTGTTAAATTTCACACTAAAGGGGTTAGTAATTGGTGTTTTGGTAAAACTAATACAGTTTGGAGTGGAGGTACGTATGATAATGTAGGTATACCTACTTGTGGAATATATGGTGGTGGGAGTGCCTCAACTGCCGGTGATTATACAAGATATTCATTATTTCCATATACTGCAATGACCAACACTACAGCCACAACTATGGTTGCAACCCAACATTTTATAAGAGGTAATGAAGATGTTGATATGGACATAACTACAGTAATAAACGATATGTTAACTGGTACCTCAATAACAGTATCAAATCTTTCAACAGGACAATTTCAACCAATACAAAATACTACCCAAGAAGACGCCTTTACTGGAATAAAAAATTATGGATTGGGTATCGCTTTTAATCCACGATATGAAGTAATTAGAACCGACGAAAAAAGATATGTTGGATTTTTTAATCAGAATACCAATACCTTTTTCGAACCTTATATTGAGACGACTTATTTTGACACTATAATAGATGATAGAGAAAAGTTCTATATGGGTAAACAGAACAGAGTGTGTCTGTATGTAAATGTGGGTAGTGAGCCAACAAACTTGGACACCTTACCAGGTGCGGTTGTGTATGATTCAGATGGGGATGTGTACCAAAGATTTATTTCTGTAAATACTGACCATCAAAACGCCTCATTGTACACTCCCTCTACTAGTGTACAACATGTTAACACTGGTATATATTGTATTGACTATACGGTACCTTCAACATGTGCATGTCCATTAGTCCAATATAGTGATGTATGGTCAGGTATGTCAATCACACAAAATGGAATTACTCAAAATCTTGATAATGTAACAAATTATGTCACAATTAGAGAACAGAGTGAATATTACAACATCGGCACTGATACTGATTTACCACGTTCTTATGGACTTTCAGTTTCTGGTATTAAAAGTGATGAAAGAATAAAAAGAGGGGATTTAAGGAAGGTACTAGTGAGTGCTAGAGTACCATATACCGTAAATCAAACTCAAATTATCGATTCGTTAAAATATAGACTTTATATTAAAGATGGTACTAGTGAATACACAGTTGTTGACTATACAGATGTTAATAGAACCCCAACACGTAATTATTTTATTATTGACACGTCTTGGTTGATTCCAAATACCTATTATATCGACATACGATTAACCTCCAATCAAAGAGTTATGACCTATGACCAACAATTAAGATTCATCATTTCCAACGAAGGTTTACCAGATAACCTAAAAAGTAGAATAATTCTCTAAAATATTTTTATTTATATATAAACAAAAAAAACCCCTCCGAAGAGGGGTTTTTAATTATATAAAGTATCGTAATACTTATCTTAACTCATTAACAGAGAACGTTTGTATTCCATCAATAGTGATTTTACCATAGAATCTGTTGTTGACCATTTTCTTAGCGTATCTAGTCATGATTCCTTTGATAGGAGCAAAATTGAAAGGGTTATACATAGTTGGTGTAAGTTGTAACGGTACATAAGGAGCGTAAACATAACCAGTATCTAGTAATGATTTTCCTTTATGTCCAATTAAAACTGAACCAGCTGGGAAGTAAGGGTCTCTGTATACAGTATATCTACCTGATAAAGAACCAACTTTCTCAATACCCATGTTATAAGAATCTTGATCTGGAGACGCGTTAGACACGTGGAAATACTCTAAATCATCAAAGATAGCTGAAGCTTCAGCTGAACATACGATCCAGTTAGCACCACCTCTTAATGTTGATTTATGTATTTGTGCGGATAATTGATTAATTGTAGTAATCAATGTTTGATTCCAGTCTTTCTGAGTATAAGCTGCGTAACCTTGAGCATTATTAGATCTCTTCCAACCGTTAGCGTCCCATCTTAATGACCAAGCCGCACCATTTCTAAGGTCTTTCAAGATTTCTCTATCAATCTCAGCAGCAACTTGTTCTGATAATAAAGCCGTTAATTCAGCTTCAGCATCAATGTTATGGAA